CGACGAGCTGTGGGTGTCCCACGGCGACCGGCTCAAGGTGGACCTGCGCGACTGCAACGTCGACATCGTCGAAGCGCAACTGTTCAACCACTTCCCGTCCGCAGTCGACCCGGCGGGGGATGACCCGTTCGAGACGATCGTGTGGCGGCAGCGAGACCCGGCGCCGCTGCCGAAGGTCGCGTTCCGCTGGGACTCCAAGGCGGTCATCAAGCAGGGCAACCACGGGGTGACGGTCACGTACGAGCCGCGTTTCGCGTGGTTCCTCGAGGTACGCCACTTCCCGTACCGCTCCCCGGAGCAGTTCACCCGGAAGGCCCGCAACGGTGCGGTGGCGTACGCCGCGGCGCCGGAGCTGCCGGAGGACGTGGGCGCTCACTGGAAGTCGTATGGGCGGCTGCTCGCGGACGGCGGCGAGGAGGTTCTTCACGACGTGTTCCGCCGCTACTTCTGGCATCTGTCGCCGGCCGACGCCGGCCTGGTGCTGGATCCAGCTCCTTACATGAGATGGCGTCAGTAGCGGTCGTGGTGCCGTGGCGGCCGGGTGACCCGCACCGCCACGCCGCCTGGGACTGGCTGCGTCCCCGCTACCGGTGGCCGGTGGTGGAGGGCTGGTGTGACGGCGAGTGGTGTAAGGCTGCGGCGGTCGCGGACGCGCTCGACCGCACGGATGCCGAGGTGCTGGTGGTCGCCGACGCCGACGTGTGGACAGACGGTGTCGGACAAGCTCTGGAGGCGGTTGCTGAGGGTTGGGAGTGGGCGGTACCTCACGGTGATGTTCACCGCCTCGACCGTGACGCCACCGAGGCCGTAGTCGCGGGTGGCCCGTTCGGCGGGGGACTCGACGAGAAGCCATACCCCGGGCATCCCGGCGGTGGTGTCGTGGTGCTCCCCCGCTCAATCTACGAGCAGTGCCCGCTCGACCCGCGGTTCATCGGGTGGGGCGGCGAGGACGACTCCTGGGGCACCGCGCTTCGCACCATGTACGGGAGGCCGTGGCGGGGCGAGGCTCCGCTGTGGCATCTGTGGCATCCGCCGCAGCCGCGCATGAACCGGTTCGTCGGGTCGCGAGAGTCGCACAACCTGGCGCACCGCTACCGCCGCGCCGCGCACGACCCCGCGGCGATGAGGTTTCTACTGTCGGAGGTGACCCGTGGCCGCTCTCGCGTCCGTCAGTGACGTGGCCGCCCGCATCGGGCGCACCCTCACCGCCGACGAGGAAACCCGGTTGGACGTGATCCTCGCCGACGTGTCCGCGACCATCCGCGCCTACACCGGGATGAGCTTCGAGTCGGGCGAGGTGACGCAGCGGCTGCGTGTCCGCAACGGCAAGGTGAAGATGCACGGCCCAGTCACCGAGGTCGCCACCGTCGAGGACATGAACGGCAACACCGTCACGTTCACTTGGTACCTCGGCGACACGATCGACCTGGCGACCACGCCGTTGAACATCTGGGAGCTCGAGCCGTATTCGGGCGGCGGTCTGACCGCGGTCGACGTCACGTACACGCACGGCCACGACGGGGTGCCGCAGGTCATCGAGGCGTTGGCGTGCAACATGGCGATGAGGGTGCTCGGCACATCCCCGGAGTCCGGCGGCATGGCGCAGGAAGCGATCGACGACTACTCCTACCGGGTGGGCACCATCGGGGCGTCCGGCCCGGTCGGGCTGATGCCGGACGAGAAGGCGATCCTCGACAGGTTCCTCGCCCCGGTCGGGGTGGTGTGGGCGTGAGCCGCGCCGGCGTGTTGACGATGGCGCGTCGCGCCGCCGAGGAGGGGATGCCTGATGTGTGCGCTGTCACCCGATCCGGCGTGGGGGCGCCCGTGTTCAACCCGACGACGGGCCAGTACACGTACCCGGACGCAACCGACGTGTACGTGGGTCGCTGCAAGGTCCAGATCCGCGACGGGCACCCGGATTCCGCCGACCTCGGCGAGCGTGCGGTCGTGGTTACGCAGGTGTTCGTCCACGTCCCTGTGACCGCCGGCGGCATCCAGGCCGGCGACTTCGTCGAGATCACCGAGTCTGCACACGACCCCGACCTTGTCGGGAAGCTGTTCACGGTCGCGGCGGGTCACGCGAAGTCGTACGGGTCCGCGCGGCGCATCCCGGTGGAGGAGGTGACCGTGCAGTGACCGAGGATCTGGCACGGCTCGCAGCCGACATCGACCGTGAGGCATCGAAGGGGGAACGCGAGGCGAAGCGGGAGACGGAGACGGCGGCGCGTCGCACCCGTGACGCGGCGCGGTCGCAGGCGCCGCGCGACTCCGGCGACTACGCGGACTCGATCACCTACGACCTCGCGGACCGCGGCCACACGTTCGAGGCGCACATCGGACCGGACAAGGATCTGCCGCACGGCTGGCTCGGCCACTTCCTCGAGTTCGGCACGGCCAGCGCGGCGCCCCGCCCGCACCTTCAGCCCGCGTTCGACGCGGAGACGCCACGCTACCTGGCTGCGATGGGTGCCGCCGCCGCGGTGGACATCTGATGGCTGTAGCTGCGGACGCCCGGGTCGTCACTGACGCCGTGAAGGCGCTGCTGGTCGCCGGCGGGTTGACCGTGGGCGACGGGGTGGCGCCGTCCGGCAACCCGCCGTACGCGGTCGTCTACCCGGTGTTTCACACCGTCACTGGCCCGGTTGGTGAACCGTCCGCGGACGCGAACCGGGTGTTCCAGGTCACCTCGGTCGGGACGACCCGGGAGCAGGCGCAGTGGGTGTCGGACAAGGCCGCGACGGCGCTGCTCGGCGCAGACCACAACGCGGTCACAGTCACCGGGCGGGCGCTCATGCAAGCCATCGAGCTGTACTCGTCGGCCGGGGTGACCCGCGACGACGACACCGCCGGCGCGCCGTTGTTCTACGCAATCGACCGTTACGCGGTCACCACCACCGACGCCTGAAAGGGAACCGCCAGATGGAGCCAGAGCTTGTCAGTCTCGTCCACGCCGATCTGCCAGGACGGGTCGTCACGGTGCCGGTGGTGCAGTTCCACCCGCTGTCGAAGGTCGGGTGGAAGCAGGCCAACAGAACCCTCACCGCCAACTACGGCGGCGAGATCGGGGTCGTGTTCGTCGATGAAGCGACGACCCCAACCACGTCCCCGACAGTGAAGGAGCTGTGACATGACCCGCAAGGGAACGACTGGTGAGATCAGGGTGTGGTGGGCGCCGACGGTTGACCTCGTGTCGACGCCGACCATTGAGGAGATCAACGGCGGGGTCAACTTGACCCCGTACATGGCGCGCGGCGGCCTGTCCACGCCGCGGCAGGGTCAGACCATCGACACGTCGGACGCGTCGAACCGGCAGAACACGTCGGCTCCCGGGTCGAAGGGCGGCGAGCAGATCACGTTCACCGGTCTGCGCGACAACACCTACGTCGACGACGACGCGTGGACGACGTTGTACGAGGACGCCTCCGGGTACCTCATCGTCCGACGCTTCGGCGGTTCGACCGCGATCGCGGCGGTGTCGCAGCGCGTCGAGGTGTACCCGGTGACGGTGATCTCGCGTGCGCCCGCGGACATCGCCGACAACCAGGCGCAGCAGTTCACCGCCACGTTGTCGGTGACCCGCGCCGCCGACCTCGACGCCGTAGTCGTCCACGGGTCGTGACCCAACCGAAGCTCACCGGGGCGTTGTCAGCCGATGACGTCCTGTCAGGCTACGAGCTGCCGACGACCTCGGTTTCCATCTCCCTGCGTGGGGACCCGGGGGCCGAGGTCATCCGGCTGCAAGAGCAGTACCTTCGCGCAGTCGAGGACGACGAGCGTCACAACCGCACCCCGGAGGCGCCCGCGATCCTCGAGCGCATCCGCGACCTGCGCGACGAGGTGGATGCGGCCCGGGTCGTGTTCGAGTTGCGCGGCCTCGACTCGGTGACGTGGGAGGACTTCAAGACCCGCCACGCCGCGTCGAAGTCGAAGCCGGCGGTGCAGATCCAGCTGGGCCGCCAGGCCGTCGCGTTGCCGGTGAACGTCCAGTTCTTCGAGGCCGCGCTGGCGTTGGCGATCACTTCGCCGCACGGCTGGACACCCGAGAAGTTGTCGAAGCTCCGTTCGACTCTGTCGAAGGGTCAGTGGGGTGTGTTGTGCGCGGAGTGCTGGGCGCTCAACGAGGGGGACGGTTCGGCCCCTTTGCTGCCCGCCGTGTTCGCGAGTCTGCGAGCGTTCGACGGCACCTCGGGTACTTCGCAGAGCGCGGCGTCCCCCGATCGGTAGGGCTTGGGCGGCGGCTCTCGTCGCGGACCACCTACTACTACGACGACGACGGCCGGATGGTGTCGTCGGTGACGGTCCACGACTCGGTGTGGTCTGTTGAGGACCGCGAGCTTGCGTTGGCCTGGTCGGATCGTCAACGGTCGCTTTGCGGCGGCTGCGGCCATCCGCTGGGCGAGACGACCGACCCGGCCAACGAGGGTGTCTACGAGGCCACCCACATCTTGGTCTGTGACGCCTGCGCCGCCCGTGACGCGGCGGTGAGCGGCCGGTTCCCTGAGCGTCGACCGGCCGGTCTTCATGTGCTGGTGCAGCACCCCGACGACTTCGACGACGACGACCTAGAGGACGAGGAGGAGGTGATGACTGAGGATGGCTGATCGCACCGTAAGGGTGGTGTTCCAGGCTGCCGTTGACAGTTGGCGGCGCGACCTCGGCCACGCCTCCACGTCGGTCCGCACCCTCGAGGATGACACGAAGCGTGCGGCGCGTTCGACGACGCAGGCGACCGCGTCGATGTCGCGGGACTGGGACCGCACCGCCTCCGGTATGCGGTCGGTTGGCACCGCGATGTCGGTGACGTTGACGCCGGCGCTTATCGCGCTCGGCGTGAAGGGCGTCAACGCGGCGTCGGATCTGAACGAGGCGGTCGCGGCGACCGGGGTCGTGTTCGGCCAGTCCGGCCGCGCGATGGAGGCGTGGGCCGACACGGCGGCGGAGTCGTTCGGGCAGTCGAAGCGTCAGGCATTGGAGGCCGCGGTCGGGTTCGGCAACTTCTTCGACGCGCTCGGCCTCACAGAGACAGCCGCGGTCGACATGTCCCAGACCGTCGTGGAGTTGGCGTCGGACATGGCGTCGTTCTCCAACGAGGATCCCGCCGACATGCTGGAACGGCTCCGGTCCGGGCTGGCCGGCGAGGTGGAGCCGCTGCGCCGGTTCGGCGTGGATCTGTCCGCGGCCGCGGTGAACGCGGAGGCGATGCGGCTCGGGTTGGCGAACGCGTCGGGTGAGCTTGACCAGGCCGCGCTGGTGCAGGCCCGGTTCTCGCTGCTGCTGGCGCAGACCGCGAACCAGCAGGGCGACTTCGCGCGCACCTCTGATTCGCTGGCCAACTCGCAGCGTTCGGCGTCTGCGGCGTTCGAGGAGGCTGCGGCGGCGCTCGGTGAGCGGCTGATCCCGGCGGTGACCTCGCTGACCCAGTTCGCGACCGGCGTGTTTGAGGCGTTCGAGGATCTGCCGCCGGCGTTGCAGAACGTCGTCATCGGGTTCGGCGGGGTGGCCGCGGCCGCCGGTCCGCTGCTGATCGTCGGGTCGAAGTTGATCACGTCGTGGTCGACGATCTCCAACAGTGTCGGCGGCCTGTCGCGGGTGCTGTCGTCACCGAACGTGTGGGGTGGCGCCGCGGCCATCGCCGGCCTCGTTCTGCTGCAAGACCAGCTGACCGAGACGTTCCGGGCCGCGGAGAACTTCGCGGCCGCGTTCGCCGCCGGTTTGACCACTGATGATCCGGCGGCGCAGGTCGCCGCGCTGGAGGAGGAGGTCGACGCGCTCCTCGACACGGCGGAGCGCGGCGGCAGCATCAACTTCGGGCTGTTCCGGTTCTTCACCGACTCCAACGCGCAGCAGGCGTACAACAACGCTCGCGCGCTCGAGGAGCAGATCGACGCGGTACGGGAGACGATGGGCCTGTCCGCGGAGGACTACGGGCACGCGACGAGCGCTCTCGGCGAGTTCGGGCGCGAGGTTGGTGCGACCGCTCCGAAGGTCGACGAGCTCACGGCCGCGGAGGAACATCTCGCGCTCCGACTGGGTGGCACGTCGGCGGCGATGGCGGATGTGAGCGCATCCACCAGCGACGCTCGCGCTGAGGCTGACTCCTACACCGTGACGCTGTCCGGGTTCACCCGCGAGACGGAGGCGGCCACCGCCACGGTCGACGCGTACAGCACCGCGCTCGACCGCCTCCTCGGCGTGAACATCACCGCGGAGGAAGCGGTGATCGACTACACCCGCAGCCTCAACACCTTGACTTCCACGGTCACCGAGAACGGTGCGACGCTCGACCTCAACAGCGAGGCGGGGCTGGAGAACCGCGAGGCGATCCTTGGGGTTGTCAATGCGGCGCTGGCGCACATCGATGCTGCAGCCGATCAGGGCGCAACCCTGGACGAGCTCGGCGGTGTCATGGATCAGCACCGCCAAGACCTCGTCGCGGTGCTGGAGCAGACTGGGTTGACCCGTGAGGAGGCGGAGGCGTACATCGAGACGCTCGGGTTGACCCCGGAGTCGATCACGACGACGTTCCGCACTGAGGGCATGCTTCAGGCGGAGCAGGAGGCGGCGAGGTTCCGTAACGCGCTGGCTGCGATCGGCACGACGATCGAGGCGACGCAGGCGCGCATCGGTCTGGCGATCCAAGGGCAGGCCAACTTCGGCGGCGCACCGTTCGCCGCTGGCGGCCGGGTGGGTGGTGGTTGGGGTACCCATGACACGGTGCCGGCGATGCTCACCGAGGGTGAGTACGTCATCCCCACCCGTTCGGTGCGGCACTACGGCGAGGGCGTGTTCGAGGCGCTGCGGAACCAGTGGATCGACCCGTCCTCGTTCCAGGGGTTCGCCGCCGGTGGCTCGGTCACCGCGACCGGCTCAGTCACAGGTCTGTCCATCACGGAGATGCCGCCCGCGCTGGCGCTGCATCCCGGCATCGGCTGGCAGGCGATGATGGCGGCGCTACGCACTGTGTTCCCCGGTCTGGCGCTGATCTCCGGGTTCCGCCCGGGGGCGATCACCGCGACTGGCAACCCGTCGTATCACGGGTTCGGCCGCGCCGTGGACATCCCGCCGCGCACCGATGTCAACCACTGGATTTACAACAACTACAAGACGATCACGAAGGAGCTGATTGCGTCGTGGGCGGGCGCGCGGCAGATCCGCAACGGCCGCGACCACGTTTACAGCGGGATCACGCGGGCGAACCACTGGGACCACAACCATTGGGCGATGGCGAACGGCGGCATGGTGACCCGTCCGACGCGGGCGCTGATCGGCGAGGCGGGCCCGGAGGCGATCGTGCCGTTGAACCGGTCCGCGCCGTTGCCGGTCGACATCGTCAGCACGTCCGGGTTGGGTGCCGCCGGCATCTCCAACAGACCGCAATGGTCCCCGCTAGCGGGCGCGTTCGGCGGTCAGGGGTCACGCCCCGGGCCGCTGCCCACCCTTCCGGAGATCCACAACATCGCGGACGGCCTGCAAGACATCGCCGACGCCCTCGAGGCCGCCGCTGACGCTGCCGACGAGGCATCCGACGCGTTCGACGACGGGTTGGACTCGCTGCGCCGCATGCTCGCTGAGGAGAAGCGGATACGCGCCCAGATGGCGGAGGTGACACGCCGCTACTACGAGAACGTGGACCTGCTCGAGGAGCAGCACGCCGACCGGGTGCGGGACGCCCTCGACTCGCGCGGCCAGTCGCTCCGCGACTTCGCGTCGGTGTCGGACCGGTTCGTCGCCGGGTGGGGCAACAGCGCCGGCGCGTTGACTCGCAACATCGTCGCGCAGGCGGAGACGATCACGCGCTGGGCCGCCGCTATGGACGACCTGCGCGCACGCGGGCTCGACGAGGGGCTGATCGCCGCGCTCGGCCTGGACGACCCCGCGAACTTCGCGCAGGCCGAGCAGCTGGTGCGCGCCACCTCCGGTGAGCTCGACCAGTTGAACGCTGCGTGGGCGCAACGGCAGGGCGTCATCGGCGACCGTGTCGCCCAGGAACAGGAAGACCTCATCGGCGGTCTCGGCGACACCCTCGTTGAGATGCAGGGCGAGCTCACCGACGCACTGTCGGATCTGCAGGAGGACTTCGTCGCCGACATGGCGGTGCTCCGCGACGACCTGATGGCGATCGGTGAGGACGCCGGGTTGACGTTCGCGGAGGCGATCGCGGCCGGCCTGGCGTCGGGCATCCCCGGCATCGAGGCGCAGGTCGCGGTGGTGCTGGGTCTGCTCGCGACCGCGCAGGCCGCGGCGCGGGAGGCGGCCGCGCTCGCCGCCGGCGGCAGGGGCGGCCCGTTCGTGCCGCGCCCCGGCATCCCCGGCGGCCACGGCGGGCAGACCCCGGGCGGGTTCAACCCGGCCGATGTCGCCGCCGGGTGGGGTGGAGTGACCCGCCCGAACACGAACGCGACGATGCTGCGGTCCGTCGCGCCGGACACCGGCACGCAACGCATGGAGCTCGTCCTCGACGACGGCTCCCGGTTCGGCGCCTTTGTGCGCACCCAGGCGGCCGCGGAACACAACTGGCGTGCCCGCCGCACCACAGCGCAGGCCGTCCGTTGACGGCGCTGACGCTCGCGCAACCCGACATCGGGCTGTACCTCGACTTCGAGGCGACCCGCATCGTCATCCCGCACCTTCAGGTCGCGGTGCCGTCAGAGTTGTGGGACGAGACGGCGGTCATGTTCGACGGTGACACGGACCCGACCGCGTACAGGGGCGACAACCGCACCGCAGCAGTGGAGTGCCGCGCCCGGTCCACCCACACCGAGCACGCCAACATCACCGCGCTCCTCGAGCTGTTCCGTTCGGCGCGGGTCGCCGCTGACGCGCGTCTGCTGCTGCGGGTCAACCACGGCGTGGTAGCCGGGTTCGACGAGCTGCTGGTCGGCACGGTCCCGGCGTGGTCACGCGTGAACGTGACCGGTCAGGCGTGGGATGTCGGGTTCACGTTCAACCGTCGCCAGTTCGACTTGGCCGAGTAGTGCAGTCTCTGCTCGGCGGGCCGCGCGCCGCGCTCACGGAGGAGGTGGTGGCGCGGTCGCTGGTGTCGCCGTCTCCGCGTATCCGCCACGGCGTCACCGTGTTGGACGGTGCGCTCAACGAAACCGGTGAGGAGTTGCCGCTCGACCTCGACGCCGGCGGCCACGTCTATTGGGACTACCGCCCATCCGACGCCGGTCTGGGCGCGACCGCGGTAACCGGGGTGCGCCGCTCCGCGGAACTGTCGATCGCAGGCGAGGTGTCCGACGCGTTCATCGTCGGCCGCCTGTTCCGTCTCGAGGCGGAGACGCAGGACCACGTCACCGGAACGTGGGTGCCGTGGTATGTCGGAGTGTTCACCGCGCACCTCCCCGGGCGCCGCTGGGACGGCATGGTGGTGCGCCGCACCCTCGAGCTCCAGCCACGCGAACACCTGTGGGCGGAACGGACACTCGACGACTGGGTGACCGTGGCGTCCGGCACGAACCCGCTCGACGTCATCCGCACAGACCTCTCGGACGTGTTCGGCATCGAGGATGACGAGTTCCCTCCGACGGCGGACACGCTGGTCGAGGACATGGTGTTCGAGACGGGCACGTCCTACCTTGACAAGTGGACGCGGCTGTTCTCCGCAGTCGGTCTGGATCAGCCGATCACTCGCGAGGACGGGCAGCCGACCGCGCTGGTGCTGTCGGAGCTCGACGCCCGCGAGGCCGAGATCACCTACGCCCCGCAGGGTGAGGTGGAGGACGCGGGTCGCATCAAACGTGACGGGTCAATCGACCCGTTGGACCCGTCGCTGCCGAACGTGGTGCGCTATGTGGCGCGTCGCGGCCCGTCGCTGCCGGAGGAGGGCAACGGGTGGGCGACGTTCCGCAACGAGGACACCGGCCCCGGGTCGATCATCTCCCGCGGGTTCGAGGTGTTCCGGTCGGTCGACGCTGACGCGTCCAACCAGACGCAGCTGGAGGCGTTCGGCGCCGGCGACTCGCAGCGCCTGTTCGCCGGTGGCGGCCGCCGGTTCGTCGGCCAAGTCGGGTGGAACCCTGCTCACTCCGACCGCGATGTGGTGTCGTTCGTCAGGGAAGGACTCGGCATCGACGGGGAGGACTGGCTGGTGACGTCGTGGTCGTTGCCGTTGCGCCGCGTCGATGGCGAGTCCGCTGTCGTGATGCCGATCACCGCTGAGCAGCGCGTCACCGTGACGGCGGTACCGTGATCGTCGGATGGGTGACCGCGCTGTCACCGCTCACGGTGCAGCCGAAGGACGCGGTGACCGGTCAGGAACCGTCGCGCGTCTGGGGTCAGACGATCGGGCTCGCGGTCGGCGCCGAGGTGCGCTGCGAAGTCATCGACGGCCAGCTCGAGGTGTTCATCTTCGACCAGCCGTTCGTGTTCCACGCCGGAGACATGGAGATCACCGACGGGGCACCCACCCGCGACGGCCTCATCTCCAGCATCTACTGGTCGGCGTGGCTGCTCGACGCCGCCACAGTGGAGGGTGTCGGAGCGGTCGGCATGGTCCCTACGTCGTGGGCGACCGT